ATCTAATGTTTACTATGATTAATTATTGTGATGCTTCAGTCTAGGAACTCATCTCTTAATAGCTGAGTTCCTCATCTCACAATAATAGACGTACTGCTACGCAGTTAAGTAAATTTCGCTCTCAGAGAGGAGAAAAGCAATAACTCAATTTTTAATGATTTAAATCAATCTGAAAGAGACCGGTAGGCGACGACAAAGAAAGAGAGACACGCAATGTATTCACATTTTCAAAATTTTCTGGAGAAATTTTTCATATTTATAGGATATTAATAGGCTAGGATATATATAGGATAGGATAGGTTATATATATAGTATATTATATAGTATATATATTATATATATTATAAAATAACATCAAAACAAACTTTATGGAAGAAAAAACTCTGTTTTTTGTACCAACTTGTCTATTTTTGTTGTAAACTTTCCTATGAAGACATCAATTAGACATATTGCGAGACAACATTGTGCTAATTTTAACTCAGGAATATGTCTTGGTGCCATATTTAAGCGTATAGACGACAAACTGACCTGCTATATTGATAGTAAGTACGCAGGAAAGAATTGTTTCGTAGAAAAAGGATGTGTATATTTTGAGCAAATTGTTATTCCAGGACTTGAGAGAGAAAACTAAGAAAATGATTACTAAAAAACATAAACGTGCAGTTGTTATCCCAGATTGTCATTTCCCATTGCACCACCAAGCTGCAGTAAATTGCGTATTAAAGGCTATAAAGATGGTAAAGCCTAATGTATTTATATGTCTTGGCGATGTGGGTGAATGGCATAGTGTTTCACCATTCAAATACAAAAGACGTAAGAGACCTCCTCTTGAATACCTGTTAGGGGCGATAGACGATGAACAGGCAGAGGTCAATAAAGGGCTGGACCAGTTTGATGATGTACTGAAATCTATTAAATGTGAAGAAAAACACATGATAGAAGGGAATCATGATGCTTGGTTAAATTCTTTTGTAGAAGAGTTTCCTTACCTGCCACAATATAAGTTTCCAGAGGCTGTTAGGTTAAAAGAGCGTGGTTATAAATATTACCCATATGGAAAGTTTGTAAAAATGGGTAAGTTATATATGTATCACGGAGGACATTACTCTACTATTAACCATACAAGGCAACACGCACAAAATTTAGGTAAAAATATTCTTTACGGACATACTCATGACGTTCAGCGTAGTGGTATGACTCACGTGGACGGTGCTCACCATGCATTTTCACTCGGTTGTTTGAAAGATATGACAATGGAGGCTAATCTATGGCTTAGGGGTAGGACTACTAATTGGGCTCACGCATTTGCAATCATCGATTGGTTCCCAACAGGTGATTTCAGAATAGATGTAGTGGACATTTACAATGGTAGGACATTTGTGTGGGGTAAAGAAATAAACGGGAACAAGGAGTAAACATGACGATGTTTATTAAAAAAAGGCACACTCGGAGGGGTGGTCTTGGGCTACCAATAAATAACTAGGTTGGGTGTAGTGTGTCTAATTTTAAAACGATAAATGGCTCTGATGAGTTCATATTTGATAATATAGAGGAATGGTCAGAAAAAACAGGTTTAGCAGATATTCAAGCTGATTGGCGTTCTGGAATAGAATCGGAATGGATTCTTACTGATGATGGACAGGTATGTAAAATACTAAAGCGTGGTGATATGCGTACCAACAATAGAAAGGTCACAAAACCTTATGTACGTACTATACTTGGCACATTTCTTGTTGATAGTCCAACAAAGATGGAAGGTGAGCCTCCAAAGAATATCTATGCTTTTGCTAAAAATACTAACCATTATGACCAGAGAGTTAGAATAGATAAAAAACCTACTAATAATGAATTTCTATTTGCTAAGTATGTTGCGAATGGGTTGTCACCAACAGAAGCATATTTAAGGGTTTTTCCTACTAATAACAGAAAATACGCTGACCATACAGCAAAATCACTAATGAAAACGAAAAGGATTTCAACATTGATTACAGAAGAAATGAAAGCCAATCTTAAACAGGTTGATGTCGATGAGGTTTACTTACTTCAAAAAACAAAAGGTATTATTGAAAAAGAAGAGGGTAGAGATGGGGATAAACTTCGTGCTATTGAAACATTAATGAAAATTGCAGGTATGTTTCCAGATAGTACAAAAACAGAGTCACTTACAGTATTCCAAGGTTTTAGTCAAAAAGAACTTGAGGCAATTAAGGGTGAAGATATAAAAATGCTTGGTCATGCCGAAAAGACAATCGAAGACTAATATACCATTAAATGCACTTGATGTATTTACAAGTAAGCGTGATATCTGTGAAGTTTGTGAAAATCAAATAGACGACGATAAAAAACTACTTGTTTGGAATGATATTGGCGATGTGCATGGTTATGCGTGTAAGTTTTGTAAAACTATATATGACATGGATGATGAATTAACCAAGATATCAATCGGTGATTCAGATACATTATATGAAGCGTAAGGGAAAAGCCCAGTTCAATATAAATCCAAGTCCTAATGAAATGTCTAAAAGAGATGAGATTCTAAAACAATCAGTTGATAATCTTATTTATTTTGGTAGAGCATTTCTACCTAATGATTTCTTGCATAAGAGTGAATCACCAGATTTTCATTTTCATATAGCAAAAAAACTACTTGACCATGAGCCTGGTGCCCGTGTCTGCAATATTATTCCTCGTGGGTTTGGTAAGTCTATTCTATCTAAATCTGCTATCCTACATAAACTTTTGTTCTCACCGAAAGATAAACAGCAGTTCATAGCATGGGTGGCAGAAGAACAGGGACAGGCTATTGACCATTTAAAATATATTAAGAATCACATAGAGTATAATCCCCAAATCCGATACTATTTTGGTGATTTGGCAGGTGATGCCGTTGGTAACAGATGGACTGAAAAGGATATTGTTACATCGGTAGGAGATAGAATTATGGCAAAAGGGACATCTCAGCGTTTACGTGGGCGTAGTGAGGTGGATGTACGTTATACAGGAATTGTATTGGATGACTTTGAATCAGAGTTAAATACAAAAACACCTGAAAGACGGCAGGAGATTAAACAATGGATTGTATCAACTGTTTATCCTGCACTTGAAGAATCTAAAGGCAATGAAGGTTGGATATGGTTATTAGGTACTATTGTACATTATGATAGTTTTCTGCAAATGGTTGTTGATGGTTATAGACAAGCACAGAAAGATTCTAAGTCATATCCGTGGGATGTTACATTTTATAGAGCAATAGATGAAGATGGTAGCCCATTATGGGAATCGCAATTCCCATTAAAGAAACTTAACCAGAAAAGAAATGAATTTATAGAAGCAGGTCTTGTAAACAAGTTTGCTCAGGAATATATGAATGATGCTCGTGATATTAGCAATGCGGCATTTAAAGTAGATAGAATACAGTTTCACAGTGGAGTATTTGAAGTCAAGGACAAGCAGACATACTTAATCATTAATAATGATGCTATCCCTATTAATGTTTATATCGGTGTTGATTTAGCCGCAACAGCAACAAATACATCTGACTTTCAGGCTGTAGTTGTTATTGGTGTTGATTCAGATAAGAATAGATATATATTGGAATACTATAAAGAACGTATACCAACATTTGATGTTCCAGACGAAATAATAAAATTATGCAAAAAGTATGCCCCTGTACGTCGTGCAACTATAGAGACTGTTGCCGCACAAGAAATGGTAAGAGATATGTTGTCAAGAATGGAAGGGTCAGATAGGAGATTGATGCCAGGTCTTTTTAAGGGTGTAAAGCCTACTGGAAGAATTAAGAAAGAAGATAGGCTTGAAACAGCATTAGGTCCAATAGTCAATAGTAAGAAATTATTTGTAAGGCGAAGTATGACTGATATAATTGATGAGTTTTTTGAACATCCAATGGCAAGACATGATGATTTAATGGATGCATTGTATTATGCTGACTATTATGCCAAATCTCCAAAGAGTGGTAGATTTAATAGAAAAGACTTAGATGATGAAGATTTATGGAAAGAAAACCATAGTAAAAAGAGTAAAGTATACAACTGGATAACAGGTGCCAGAATCTAGGTCAAAAAAACCCATTTTTATTTTGTATTGTTTTAAAAACTACATAACTTCTGTATGTAAAGGTGTAATTGAATGGAATACGATAAACGAGCAGAATTAAATAAAGAGGCTTTTGAACGGTATAGGGATGCTAGGGCAGACTGGGACCGAGAGGCAAGAGAAGACCTTGATTTTTATTTTGGTAATCATTTTACTGAACAAGAATCAGAGCACTTAGCATCTGTTAATCAAGCATCTGTTCCAATGGACCGTGTCGGTCCTGCTATAGATAAGATGAAAGCGATGCTTACATCACGCTCTCCTGCATATACTGTTGTTGGTAGGGAAGATTCAGATGCCAAATTATCAAAAGTATGGAGAACTATACTTGGTTTCTGTTGGCAAATCTCTAATGGGACTATGCATTTGAAACAGGCTATCCATGATTTCACTACAACAGGTCTTGGTTATTTATACGTCTATACAGATGCTGAATCAGATATGGGTAAGGGCGATATTAAGATGGTAGCAGTTGACCCATTTAGAGTTTATGTTCCGCCAAATTGTAGAGATAGATGGTTTGATGATGCTGATAGTATTGTTCTATCTACTATTCTTACTGGAGAGCAGGTTGTTAATCAGTATCCTGAATTAGGACCTCAACATGACCCTGAGACAGGAGAAATGACAGAAGGTATTTTATCAGATATATCTACTTATTCTGATTTTGATTATCCTTCAGGTCAAATGAAACAGAGTGAAACAATATTTACTCCTGATGTTGTAAAGGATAAAGATTACTGGGATATAAGTAAATATCAGATAATAGAAAGATTTTATAAAACAAAAATTCCATTTTATAGAGTGGTTGATTCTAAGAATCAATCTGAAATGGTAATGAGTGAAGAAGAATTTCAAAATTTTTTAAACGATAATCCCGCTGTGTTTGAGCGTGGTCTCATGGAGTTTGAAGAAGTTCTACAAACAAGAGTGGGGGTTACAGCATCGATAGGTGAGGTAGTTTTATATGAAACTATTCTCAATACTGAAGTGTATCCTATTATTCCTTTGCCTAATAACTATGCTGGTACTCCATACCCTCGTTCTGATGTGCAACGGGCAAAGGAAATGCAACGCCTTCTCAACAAACTCTGGTCTCTCGCTCTCTCCCACGCTCAAGCATCAGCAGGATTAAAGCTAATTGTTCCTTTGGGTAGTGTTGATGATATTTCTGAATTAGAAAAGAATTGGTCTAATCCTAACGCTGTTATTGAAATTGATTCATCTCAAGGTGAACCTCATTATCCTCAACCTTCTCCATTATCTGGAGAATTTTATAAATTAATTCAATCAGCAGAGTTCTATATTGACTTTATTTTTGGTATACCAGAAATGATGCAGGGAGTACCTGATAAAGCACCTGATACTGTAAGAGGTACAGAAAGAATGATTGCATTAGGTCAGGAACGACCTAAGAGTAAGTTAAGAGATATTGAGTTTAGTTTATCAAGAGTAGGATTGGTAACATATTCTTTGGCTAAAGGGCATTATAACTATAAAAAAATGTTTAGGTTAGCACAGGCTAACAATGATTTAGATGAAGTCACTATTGGGATGTATGATGATGTTACAGGAACAGTTGTTGATATTCAAAAAGAACGACATAATCTTGGACAACATGATGTTAGTATAGAGCCAGGCTCTACGCTACCAACTAATAAGTGGACTGAATATGGTGTTTATCTCGAAGCATACCAGGCTGGTTTAGTAGATAGACAAGAAGTATTGAAAAAGAACCCTGAAATCTTTGATAAGCAGGGTGTTCTTCAACGATTTGGAGAAATTGCCCAACTCAAACAGGCAGTTGCTCAAGCAGAAGAACAAATCAAAAATTTGCAAGGTGACTTGCAGACTGCCAGTAGAGAATCAATCCATGCTAAGAAGGCATTGGAGGTTCAAAAGACCAAAACGGTTCTCGATGGGTTAGAAGCAAAAGCCAAGGCAGAGCAATCTGTCACGGGAAGTAAACTCGACTCTGAAGTGAAGGTACAACTTGAGCGATTAAGAAATTCGACTGAAATGGTGCATATGGAAGAAAAGATGAAGGCTAAACAGTCGAATAGTAAGAGTCCTGCTTAAATGTTGTACACATTAAAAAAAGGAAAGTTAAATGGAAGAACAACTCCAAAGTGCTAATGAAATAGCACAAGAAAATCCAGTTGCAGATGTAATTGCAGATGGTGGTGTACCTGTAGAAGAAGGTCATCAAGAACAAGAAGTTCAGCAAGAATACGCTGAGGAATATGACGATGGTGGGTATTATCAAGACCCAGACGGTGGTCAAGAAATTCCTGAGCAAAATGTAGAATCCACGACTTCACAAGTTGATTGGCAAAACGAAACTCGGAAGTTTCAGTCTATGTATGATAAGTCACAGGCTGATAATCAGAAGATGCAGGAAGTGCTAATGCGACAAGTGGAGACGCAAGGGAATCCACAGGCTGGACATCAAGATGTTGGTGCTCAGGAAACAGATATACCTTCTGAGGATGATTTTAGTCCTTGGGATGCTTATTATAAGCCTAATTCTCCATCATGGAATCTCAGGACAGGACAGGAAAATGAGAGAATTGATGGTGCAGTTCAGGCTCACATGAGCCAACTGAATAATCAGATGGTCATGAATAACACGGTTAAGGAACTAAGAGATAATTACAACATGGAAGAAGGTGAAGTTCGTGATTTTATGGAATTTGCAACTACTCCCAGAGGACAACTGCCTTTAGAAACACTTGTGAAAGTGTGGGGTGCAGGAAAAACTCAAGGTCAACCTAATCCGACGTTAGAAAAAGTAAAGGCGAACCGAAATATACCACGTACAGCAGGTGTTCTCCAAGGTCAAGCTCCTCAACCCGCAAGGAATGAGGCGCAAAAGACTTGGGATAACATTGTAAATGCTGGTGGTGGGGTCGGTTCGAAAATTCCATAAACTAAAACATAAGGAAAATAACAAATGGCTTATTTTGATTCCGTCAATAGTAATGTTGGTGTAAAAACATCATCTACTATTGCGACAAGCGTTTCTGCCGAATCGTTTCCTGGTGTTCCTCAACGACGATTATATGCTTTCGGTGAAAGAGTTGCTGAATTGACTCCTGAAGAGAGTCCGTTTTTTGTTTACTTGTCAAAGGTGGCTAAGTCACCTACTGACGATAGTATATTTAAAGTTCTTGAGAATCGCTCGAAAATCAATTGGACAGATAGAAGTGGTGTAGCAAGTGAGTTACAGACTACTGATGCTGCAAGTGGTAGTAATTTCAGTTCAAACGATGCCGCAATTGGCGACACCGTTTATCTGAATGTTGTAGGTTCTGTTTCAGGCGTAACATTAATACCAGGAATGGTAATAATGCTTGAACGTAATACCAGTGATGGTTTACCTATTCCAGTTATTCTGAAAATCGATAAAGCAGGTTCAACTGCTACATGGAAATGTTCAGTAGTTGAAAATAGTGGCAACGATGATGCAGGTAACCAATCTGATTCTAAATTTCAGGTTATAGGTACCGCATTTGAAGAAGGTGGAAATGCTCCACAATTCTGGTCAAGTGGCATAGATGATGCCTTTGGATATACTCAAATATTCAAAACATCATGCTATATGACTGGAACAGCAATGGCAACAAAGTATCGTGGGTATGCATCTGAGTGGGACCGTATTTGGAATCTCAAATTACGGGAACATAAAGTTGATATTGAACGTGCGATGTTGTTTGGTCAAAAAGCTCGCTATACAGACGGGCAAACAAGTGCTAAGAATGTACAGACATCTGATGGTATCGTAGGACATATTCTACGAAACGCAGGTACTGAAGGTTCAGCATTGCAGTCTGATGATAACTCTACAGACTTCTCCTATGAATCAGGAAAACCCTATGTAAGACAGGTTAGTTATGCTAATATGACTTACGACAGGTTTTTAGGTGATTTAGAAGTGATGTTTGACCCAGCACGTGGTGGTAATTATGGCAAACTCTGTTTAGCAGGGATGTCAACAATTACTTGGTTTAACAAACTTGGTACAGTTGGCTTTTTAAACCAGTCGACTCCAAGTAATTCATTGAGCATTGACGTAGAACCTCGCCAAGGTGCTTTCGGGCATAAGATTATGCAGGTTGATACCGTTCATGGTCAGTTAAATCTTGTAAAAGAACCACTATTCCGTGGGCTATCAGCAGGGTATATGGCTTGTGTTGATTTAGACCATGTAGCATATAGACCTCTCGTAGGTAATGGACATAATCGTGATACTCATATCATGACTAATGTACAGACACCTGACGAAGACTCCCGTAAAGACCAAATCATTACGGAAGCAGGTTTAGAAGTTACATTGCCTGAAACTCACGCATTGTACTGCTTCCAAGCAGACGCGGCTTAATAATTAATTGGGGGGTGGAAACACCCCCCTTTAATTATGTCTGATAAACCTTTTACATCAACAAGTGGTCCAGTGAATAAACCAACACAGCCTATTCCTGAACCAGTGAAACCTAAGAAGAAAGATTAATGGCAACGCATTTAATAAAATATACGCTTTCAGAACAAATGAATAACTTGCAAAGTTTAGCACTTGATAAGTATACATTTACTGAATCATCTAATTACTATGTGAAAAATAATGTTAGCGGGTATTCTGGTATAGGGTTAGATAGCTATACTGCTCAAGAGGCTTGGGCAATTATAATGGGTGTAGATAGAACTCGGTTTACTCTTGCTGAAATGCTTAATACAAAGGCAGGTGTTGACCACCATACATATACTTCCGTAGAAGCATTGAATAAGGTTAATAGTTTATAATGAAATGTCAGTATTGTGATAAACCTAATCCAGAAAATTGGTTTACTTGTAAGAATTGTGGTCAACGTGCAAATCCACCACAATGGACACCACAAGTAGTGATTAGAGATAACGGTCCTTGGGCTTCAGCATTTAGAAAAGACCAGATTGATATGCGTATAATTGATGGAGAAGATTATGCAAAGCAACTTGTTAATGATAGGAAACAAGCATGAAAATGGATGAAAAAATAAGGGAATTAACTGGAAGTGATGGTTCTCAAGTTACATATGATACTTATTGCGATGAAGGTGCTAAGGCTATTATTAATCTTATGCCTCCTTCTGTATTAGAAACTATTAAACAAGTATCGTCATTTACTGCGAGTCAGAGTGTATCAGGTAGACGTATTGTTAATGTTTTAAGAAATGATGGCACTTATGACCAACCTTGTAGAAGGGTTGATGCATCATTGCGTGGTCGTGTTCTCGATTCTGGTGATATGAATTATGCGTTGGCGAGTGACCCAATATATTATGTACATGGAGAAACTTGTTTTGTAAAACCTGCTCCAGACTCAAGTGCAGGTATTATGATGTATGTAGGTTATCCTGATATAGACGCAAGTGCCACAGACGTTGGCGATGTATCATACTTTCCAGATGAATATGAACATTTAATTGTTATGTATGCGTCAATTAAAGAATTACAGAAACAGATGTATGATATGAAAGCAGAGTTACCAACACATAATGAATACGATGGAGACTCTCCTTCTGATATTACTGGAACTCATAATGGTTGGCGGTCTGTTAGATATTATATAGAAACTGAAGAAGATATAGAATTATCACAGGCTGAGATGAATGCTTTAACCGCTGAAATGCAACAATTTATGGGTAGATATCAGTGGTTGCAGGGGCAACAAGTAAAATTACAACAAGAATATGAGCAAGGTATTCAAGGAATGATGGCAAGAGGATAATATGGCTACTGGACCAAGAAAAATGAGTATTCAAAATATTATCAGTAGGGTAAAAGTTATCTTTCCTGAATCTACTGATGTTTATTTAGTTAATCTTATAAATGATGCAATACTTGATATTGGTAAATATAATGTTAAAATGGAATTTGTTAAAACAAATGTTATTAAAGGTCAGCGATGGTATAATTTAAGTGATAATTCAGGAATCGAAGTTAATAAGATTTCAGATGTTAGTTATATGGATGATTCAGGTGATTATATGAAGATACCAAGATTAATTAATTATCATATGATACCATTAACAGATACTGATGAAGCAGTAGATACTCCATCATATAGTTCTGTATCTGGTTATAAACAGCCTTCCGAATGTATAAGATGGTTTGTTCAGCATGACCAATTAGGTCTTATTACATCAAAAGGTAGCGATGCTGATAAAACGAATCAGAAATTAGGAGATTGGAAATCAATAGATGAATCGGTTACGAATGGCTTATTATTACATTTTTATGCAGAGCCTGATGTTGTTGCAATTACTGATACTTTTTCCGCTACATATCCTGATTTGGATAACTCATTACATCTTCCTATTGTTGACTATATGAAGAAAAATTTATTTCTTGATAGAGCAGGTGTATCTCAAGACGCAAATGTTGGTCAAATGGCGATGGCGATGTCTCAACAGCATCAATTAAAATGGGACGATTCTGTAAAAAAATGGATGTCTAAAAGAAAGGATAAGGTCGGTGGTCCAAGAGTATTATCAGTACCGAGTTTAATGTAATATATGCATTCATATACAAAAATATTACCACAGGATACGACATACGCTAAAGTTGTTCAAGCAGGAGTGCTTGGTAGTGCTCCTACGAAGATTAGTAAACAACCTAGTACATATTATAAAATTTCTACACATAGTACTGAATATTCAAAATTATCATATAATACCACAATATTTTCTACGCCAATATCATTGTTCCCATTAGGTAGATTACTTGATTGGAATATAGGGCATTTTGTTTGGAATAATTTAGAACAAGACTGGAGTCATTAATGGCAGGTTTAACTGGAACAAGTGTAAAAAATACATATAAAGATTTATTAACTATTGCAGGTCCTATTGCCAATCAAGGGATTGAAAGTTCTGTTAAACAAATATTTGATGGCGAAGGCGTAGGGTCTCCTGTTTGGTTAAGCACTAATCTTCTTCAGGTGGGTACTGATTCATCAAGTGCAACTCTTAGTGTTTATGGTAATATGACAGTTACGTCCAATTTGCAGTCAGATAGTTTTATATCTGCCAGTTATTATTCTTTTAAGACACCGAGTGGTCCAGTAGCTGGTTTTAGTTACAATTCATCAACAGGAAGAATTAGAGCAGAAATAGATTTTGAAACTAAAGCGTCAGTAGTTTTTTTAGGTACTAGTCAAAATCTTACTGTTAATGCTAGTACTGGTGCTTTCCAAAAAGACGATGGCACGAAAGGAAATATTACACTAGAAGATACATCAGTAAAATTGCAGAAGGGAAGTACCGACCTTTTGGAAGTCAAGGAAGATGGTACAATTAAATTTCAAAACATTAATTCATATCCAAGTTCATCATCTGCAGGAGACATTGTCTTAAAAGATGGTAATCTTGAGATATATCAATAATTAATATATTTATAATTCTTAAAAATAAAAAAAGGAGTCTGTAGTGGGCTGGACAAAAGTAGTATCGGAATCAAGTGCTGATAATATAGCACAAAATGCGGCAACAGCAACACTTGCTACAACAGTAACTATAACAGATAATGAAAGTACAGACGAAACTAACGCTATTATATTTACAGCTGGTGGTGTTCAAACTGGTGGAAACTTAGGTTTAGAATCAGATGGAAATTTAACATATAACCCAAGTACAGGGGGACTAGCTGCTACTCTATTTACTGGGGCTGTAACGGGGGATTTAACTGGTGATGTAACTCAAGCAGCTCAAACAACAATTACAAGTCTTGGAACACTTACAGCTTTGACAGTAGACGATATAGCAATAGACGGAAAAGTCGTTACTATGACTGGTTCTACTGATGATACTGCTACAGTAACAGTAGGTACAAACGGAACATTAGCTATAACAACTGTAGATACTGCAGCATCAGCAGCAAATATGACACTTACTGCTGACGGAACTTTTGAAGCAGTTGGTACTACAATAACATTAGATTCAGGTGGAGCAATCAATCTTGAACCTGCAAGTGGTTCAGCTATTTTATTAGATAGCACGATTAGTGTAGATGCAGGAGTAGTTACAGGTGCAACAAGCATTACATCAACAGCTTTTGTAGGTGATATAACAGGAGATTTGACTGGTAGTGCATCTGCTGTAGCTGACGATATGGCTCTTGGCGGGATACCAACTGCGGCTACAGCAGTAACAGGAACAGACACAACGCAACTAGCTACAACTGCATTTGCTGTTGCTCAAGCGAAATTAGGAGACACAACACTTGCTTCTGCTAAGATATGGATTGGGAGTGCTTTAGGTGCTAAGACAGAACTTTCATTAAGTGGTGATGTTACAATGGCAAACACTGGTGTTGTAACTATAGGTGATGAAAAAATAGATAGCGACCATTATGTAGATGGTAGTATTGATAATGCACACTTAGCAGACGATGCTGTAGATTCAGATGAGTTAGCGGGAGGTGCTGTTGATACAGAACATATAGCAGATGACCAAGTCACTTATGCTAAGATACAGAATATGGTTAAGGATGAAAGATTGCTTGGTAATATAGCAGGGGATAATTCAGTAATAACTGAGTTAGACCAAGCGGCTGTGCTTTCATTCCTTGGTATTGATGCAAGTTCAGCAGATGACCAGACTGCTGATGAAATAGGTACATTATTTGCGGCAGATGACACTACTGTTACATTTGGCGGTGATATTACAGTAAGTGGGAATCTAAATGTGACAGGACATATGAATGAAGTTTCTACTGAAAGTCTAATGATTTCTGATAACATAATGGTTTTAAATTCAGATGCAACAGGTGGTTCAGATATTGATGCTGGTCTTCTTGTAGAACGTGGCGATACGGCTGAGACAGATTATCTTAATAATAAATCTCTCTATTGGGATGAAGGAAATGACAAATGGCAATTTGGTACAAGTACATCTGTGGCTGTTGGTGGTACATACGCAGGTGATGTAGCATCAATGGATGTAAATGCATCGTATCAATCTGGAAGTACAGTAGTTCCAATAGGACATTTTCAATATGATACCAATTCATCAACTCTATATGTTCGTACATCTTAATGTCAAAGGTGGTTGCTAATGTTCAAAAACCAGAATTAAAATTATCAGTTAAAGACACGGATTTCCTTCTTAAACTGATAATGAGGTCTGCGTTTGAAGGTGTGGAAATTGAATCCGCATATAATGTAATACAAAAACTATCAGAGATGCATAGGAAACACCTTGAAGATTGAACTATCACAAGACGATTTACAAGTTACTATTATGGCTCTTGAATCTATGACTATAAAAGGCAAGGACGCTCCTGTCATTGCCAAATTACTCCTTAAACTATCTAAAGCATTTGAGAAGAGTGTAACCTAATGGCTTGGAAAAAAGTAGTCTTACAAGATGGCGACCATATAGTCAATGAACAGGGTCGTCAAGACCATGTAGCGAATACAATGGCTTCTCCTTATTATGAGTTTGATGGAGTGGAAGATGGTATCGTCATTACAAGCCATGCGAATTTACACACATGGGATGCTGAAGCTACAGTTGAGGCTTGGGTTAAACCAAACGGAACTCCATCTAACTGGGAAGGCATTTGGGGAGGTGCAACTGGAAGTACAGGCACTTCTTTTAGTTTTGGCACAAGTGGTGTTTTAAAACTTTCATCTGATTCTGGCACTCCTTCAGTTTCCTCAACTGGTACTGTAACCGCATATGTATGGAATCATGTAGTTGTCGCTTATGATGGCACAACAGCTTATTTTTATATTAATGGTGTTTCAGTAGGTAGTAGCTCATATAGTCAAGATGCGGTTGGAGCGGATGATATTGTTCTGGGTCAATATTATGGTGGTTCTAACTCTACGTCTTATAAGTTTAATGGAGAGATGAATAAAGTGCGTTATTTCAACAACGCCCTAACAGCCACCGAAGTAAAAGAACTCTACTCTGGCGCATCAGTACCTTTTAAATATAAAGGGGCGAATCAGACATTACTGAATACTACCACGGCTGTTGATTATAGTACATTTGATAGTTTTACTAATCCATCAGCAACAGGTTATACTGCATCCAATTCATCGTCAAGTGGTAATAAGGTTATTAATATACGCTTAACTGGTTTTACTCTCACGAAAGGGAAACAACTTGCACTTACAATGAATCATTCTACATTTACAGATGTGTCTGTTGTGGGTTGGAAAATTAATGAAACGGCATATGGTGGTAATGCCTACACAAACAATCAGCCCGTATTAACTGGGCTTACGACTACTGAAAATATTATTATTATGGATAGTATTGCTGACCCATATCTTCGTATTACATATTCAACAACGTCAACATCTTCAATCGTAGTATCTGGTATTAGGCTTGTCCACATCGGTGCAGTAGCAGAATACGATGGAAGTGGTGCAACATCAGCAACTTGGTACGATAAGTCTGGTAATAATTTAGATGGAACTGTTAGTGGAGCAACATTACAGAATAAGGTTACTGCTCTTGATGTGACAGATGACGCTACATTTGGTGGGAATATCACAACAAGCACATCTACCAATTATGGCACAATTACAGGTCATAGTGGTGGACTCCAAATAAAAAACTCTGCTAATGGATATGTAGGGATTTCTGGTATAGATAGTGGTGGTACTTTTAGATTTACACTTTATGGCGAGTCAAGTGGTTATGGCTTTCTAAATAGTGAGTGGGGAGGTTGGGATTTAAAGAAAGTTGTAGGTGGTAAACTATATACGCACTCTCAGACTACCTATTATTTAGAACCCGATTCACTTTCACATTTTAATACGTTTTCAACGGCAGGAACCGCCACATTTGGTGGGAATGTATTAATAGCCACAACTCAGGATTTTCAGAGTTTAAACGGCAGGGGCAATTTAGTTGTAGGTAGTGGTTCTGGAAATGAGGGTATGACAATCTATTCAGGAACTTCTAATACAGGCGGTATTGTTTTTGCTGATGGCATAAGTGGTACTGATGCTTATTCAGGGCAAATACATTATGAGCATAGTGATAACTCTTTGCGATTCTCCACAAATACAGGGGTGGAGGCTCTTAGACTTACATCATCCCAAAACGCCACATTTGGTGGTTCATTAACTGTCGGCTCAGCTACCGCTGGTACGACAGTAGCTTTTTTAGGTTCTCCAAGTGTAGGAGGATTTTCATTTATTACAGATAGTGGTTCACCATATTTACATACTATAAGCGTTGGTACTTCAGAACAAATGCAATTTAAAACTAACGGTTCAGTGGGTTTAAAAATTGACACATCACAAAATGCCACATTTGCTGGTGTAGTGAAGATTAATGATGATATATGGACACAAGATACTGGCAATAATAGTTCTCTAAGATTAAATATAACTGATGATACAGGTGAATTAAAGGTTGCTAAAGATGGTTCTGTTGCAACAGATTTTAATCTTAAGCTTCAAAATTCTGCTGGTTCTCTAGTTACTCCATTTAGTATAGACACTTCACAAAACGCCACATTTGGTGGGAAGATATCAATGAGTGCAACTCATGCATCAACGGCAAGTAGTGGTTTACATTTAAAGAGTACTGCAAGTCATAATTGGTATATACATCCAAATGCAGATGGAAATATGGCTTTTAATTATAACGATTCAGGGACTCATGCGTTATTGTTAGATGCTAATACAAACGCCACATTTGGTGGGAATGTAACTCTTGATAAACCTTCAGGTTACAACGGTATATTTAAAGTCCATAGTGCAGGGTCAAATATTGATTCAAGATTGCAACTAGATACAGATAGTTACATTTGGGTAATTAATAATGATGAGAGTGCTGGAACATTAAACTTTAATAGTAATTCGCTTGGTAATGCTTTGACTCTTGCATATTCAACAGGCAACGCCACATTTGCTGGTGACATAACAGTTTCTAACAATTCAACAGATACAGATTGGTCAAATAATTCAAATACAGTATCAACTGGTGGTGGTGGGATAATGATATCAAACCAACAAGTAGCTGATAACACATTTAGTTCTTTAATGATGGTGGCAAAAGAAAGTGGGGGTACTGACCAAAATTTTGCAATAATTAATCAATCAACATCTGCAACATCTTATACTCCAAAGGTTATCTTTGCACAACGGACTGCGGCTAATACATTCACATCTGCTTTAACTATTGATGAATCACAAAACGCCACATTTGCTGGGAATGTTGTTATTTCCGATACCACTGATGGTTCGAGTGAATATTCTTATTTAGAAATAGCTAGTTATGCAAATGTAGGTAAGTTAAGAAGTCAGGCAGGTGGATATACGACTAGCAATCAATATATTGCCGATGGAATCTTACTCGAAGCTGAAGCTACTGCCGCTGGAGGATTAACACTATCTACTGGTCATGCAACTGCCGATATATCTTTTTGGACAGCCAATGGTTCTCAAAGAATGACTATTGATGGTGCATCTGGAAATGTCGGCATCGGAACAGTTGTTCCATCAGCAAATTTGGAGATAGGTGGAGTTGGTGGGGACGGAACTGAAGTTTTGCGTATTACGGGTGATGCTAGTGATACATTTAATTGGATTACATCTTCAATACACAAAAATCTTGCGAATACTGAAACCAGTATCCATTTGTTTGGACAAGCTGAGAGTAGTAAAAATAGTGGATACATAGGTTATAGATTCTCATCTGCTGGTTCTGATGCAAATCTAGTAACAATAGGACATTACGGTAGTAACCATTTATTAAATATTGATGGCGCTGGCAAAGTCGGCATAGGGACAACGAGTCCTAGTGACCATGTTCATATACTGACTGATGGGACATTGGGAGCCGCACTAAGAGTTGACAATACAGATACAACTGACCCATATGGCATGGTAGTAGATAATTCGGGGGCAAATTCTTCTGATGGTAATTATGTAGCAGATTTTAGAGTAGGTGGAACTAGTGTTCTTAAGATTGAAAATTCAGGCAACACCACATTTGGTGGGACTGTACAACTGCCAGATGGTGGAAAAATTCATGGTGATTCTGCCACTCTTGGGTATGCTTATTTCGGTTCAAGTTCAGGAGCAAAAATGGCATATGAGGGGTCGAATGGTGCTACCTATTTTTTTTGTGCTAATGGTAATGTAGATATTGGAGCAGGGGGTGGTAGTGCATTAGCAATAGATTCATCAAAGAACGCCACATTTGCTGGGACAATCGCTTCACTCGGAATTACTGCTACAGGAAATTCCGCAGTTGTTGGGGATATGAGGATTACAGGAGACATTACTGAAGGCGCAACAACAGGAGCATTGTTTATGTATGGCGGTGCTGGTGCGAAAGCAACTCCAACTTATTCCTTCTACGGAGATACTAATACAGGAATGTATCGTAAT